GAAACAATCGCTTTAGCGTTTGCAATCACAGAAGAAGCTATCGAAGATAACTTGTATGACAGACTTGCGTCTAGATATACAAAAGCGTTAGCAAGATCTATGGCGAACACTAAACAAGTTAAAGCAGCAGCAGTATTAAATAATGGTTTTAATAATGTCTATGCAGGCGGAGATGGAGTAGCACTAATGAGTGCAGCTCACCCAACGCTTTCAGGATCTTTTAGAAATACATTAGCAGTTGCAGCTGATCTTAACGAAACATCATTGGAGCAGTCTTTAATAGACATCGCTGCACTGACTGACGAAAGAGGCCTAAAAATTGCGGCTAGAGGAATGAAAATGATTATTCCTTCTGAGCTTCAATTTACTGCTGACAGACTTATGAAGTCTGAAGGTAGAACTGGTACAGCAGATAATGATATCAATGCAATCAAAAACATGGGGATGATTCCTCAAGGTTACGTAGTAAATCACTACTTAACTGATACTGATGCATTCTTTATCAAAACTGATGTTCCAAATGGTCTAAAACATTTCGTTAGATCACCTATCAAAACTTCTATGGAAGGCGATTTTGATACAGGTAACGTTAGATACAAAGCTAGAGAAAGATACGTATTTGGATTTTCTGATCCAAGAGGCGTATTCGGATCTCCAGGAGTCTAATAAATAATTTAAAGGGCCGCCTAAAAACGGCCCTTTTTTTAACTACAACAAGGTGTGTAAATGAAAAAAACTACTATCACTATCTGGGCTTATAACCATTATGCAAAATTTAATATTGAGCATAATGAAGATACGGCTAAATCTGTCGAAAATGCAATACTTGACAAACTAGGAGAAAACAGTATAGTGTGGGAGTATCTCGGAGATAACTATAATAACGAGATAAATCGAATAACTTATGAGGAGGTTATTGATGATACAAGACCTATACAAACAAAAAAGGTCCTTGGAGTTGAAGTGGCAACAGGAGCATCTAGATAATAATAGATACACTCTTGAAATGGTCAAGATTGATGACAAAGTAAAAAGAGTCATCACTGACATTAAGCTGGAAGAAGCAGCTATTGCTCACAGACAGAATACTGTCGAAGACGCGGCTCCACAAGTTTCTGTAGCAACTTAGACAAAAGCTACATCGCTGAAATCGCACTTTCTTATCGGGCTCTCTTGCACTCTATTCAAAAATAAGTTATAATTTACGAACTATATATAAATAAACTTTAAATGTAGACGCGTATAGTCGACAATCCCTAGGGACTACATTTATTATATTCTAGGAGGAATATTAAAATGGCAAACACGACATTTACAGGAAACGTAAGAGAAAACGGAGACGGATCTAGAACTTCAATCGCAGGTTCTATGGTAGCAACAGCAAATTTTCACATACCAAATACACTAGCAGCTGGTGATGGAAATGTGCAAAAATCAGATACAGATGTAACTCAAGTTATTTTACCAAAAGGTGCAGTAGTGTACCAAGTAGGTTTTTGGCAAGTTGGAGCAGCAGCAAATACAACTCTTGATCTTGGCTTTACACCAGTAGGAACTGGTCTTGTAGTAGCGGATCCTGATGCATTTTTAGACAATCAACAAGTAGTAACTAAATCATTAGTTGCAGTTGGCGGAGGAACGGCTGGCGCACTTTTAGGTGGAATTTCAAACATTGTTGCCGGAGTCCAATATGGACCATCTATTGTAGGTGGAGCAGGTAATGGTTTTGCAAGAGAACAAGTAATAGTTACTCACACAGCAAGTGTTGCGGGTATAGGTGCAGTTTCAGGTATCCTTTATTACTTTATTGCAGACCCTATCAACGGCGCAGAGTCAAACTAATAATTATTTTTCTGAGGCCCTTCGGGGCCTTAGTACAAAATTAAAAAAAGGAGAATACATATGTCAGGCGGCGGATCATTTTCAAGCGACCAAACAACATTAAACTTAGCTGTAATTGGAGCAGATACTTTATCAAGAGCGGGTAGAGCTAGAATTACTTCTATTCAAGGATTAGGAGTAGCAAATTCTACTTTACTTTTACATAATGCAGCAACAGCGGCAGCTGCAACAGCAGCAAATTTAATAGCAACATATAAATTTGGAACTGAAGGTTTAGAAGTTTATGTGCCGGGTTCAGGTATTTTATTTAAAGATGGAATTGTTTTTAATTTAGCTGGAGCAGGCGGAAGCGTTACTGTAACAATAACCGGAGCGTAGTTTTACATGACAACTACAACTTTTACAGTTACAGTTGCCACTGGACAAAATTTCTTTAGTGCAAATGCTAATAAATTTTTTATTAATGGTGAAGTAAGCCCTGTTCTTTTTTTTCAAGAAGGTAACACTTATATTTTTGATACTTCTGAAGGAACTAATGCAGGTCAGACACTTCTTTTTTCATCTACTAAAGATGGAACTAATACTGCAGGTGGTGCTAATTACACAGATGGTGTAACAGTTACGGGAACAGCGGGACAAGCAGGATCAAAAACAACTATTTTAGTTGCACCTGTAAGAACTGTCGGCGCTCCTATTTTATTTTACTACTCAGCCGCAACCGCGGGTATGGGTAATACTATCCAGACTACTCCACCTACTTCAGAAACAACAGCTTTCAATCCTCAAATGGATGACATTATTGAGGAAGCATATGAAAGAACTGGTGTGTTAGGTACAAGAACTGGTTATCAATTAAGAACAGCAAGAAGATCTTTAAATATATTATTTCAAGAATGGCAAAATAGAGGTGTTCATTTATGGAAAGTAAAACTTGCAAAGATACCTTTAGTTGAAGGGCAAGATGAATATAGTTATGCAACAGATAGTGTTAATTTTCCTGATGACATGAGTGCAATACTAGAAGCTTTTTACAGAAATAATTCTACAACAACGGCACCTGTAGATGTTTCGTTAACTCAAATTAGTAGATCAGCATATGGTGCAACTCCTAACAAATTAACTAAGGGAACACCTTCACAATATTATATGGATAGAAGAATAAATCCTAGCGTATTTTTATATGCTACCCCTAGTTCAAGTGTGTCTAGCACAAGTACACCAAGTAGTTTTCAATTTTGTTTTTATTACTTAGCAAAAATTCAAGACGTGGGTTCTTATAATTACACATCAGATGTAGTTAATAGATTTTATCCATGTATGATGTCAGGACTTGCATACTATTTAAGTCAAAAAGTTTCACCAGAAAGATCTGGAGAGCTTGAGAGAAGATATGAAAGTGAAATGCTAAGAGCATTAGATGCCGACAACCAAGGAACATCTACCTTTATATCTCCACAAACATTTTATGGAGACGGCGTATAATGGCTGGCTACGCAAGTGGAAAACATGCAATTGCAATTTCGGATAGATCTGGATTAAGATTTCCCTATGATGAAATGGTTAGAGAATGGAATGGTGCATTAGTTCACAGTTCAGAATTTGAAGCCAAGCAACCACAACTAAGTCCAAAACCCGTAGGCTCTGATCCACAAGCTTTATATAATCCTAGAGGTCAAGGTGCAGATACACCACAATTAATTTTATTAAATAATAATCCTTTTGAAGTTATTCTTTCAGGTGGTAATACATTTGTTAATGTATTCTCGTTAGATCATCAAAGAAAAGCAAACTCTATTGTAAGGTTAAGAGGTTTTCCTCAAGTAACTGGAAATGGTCCTGGAGGAGAAAACTCTGCAGACTTACATAATTTAAAATCTTTTGCGAGCATCCCAAGTATTGCTGGAGTAACTGATATAGATTCAGCAACTGGTTTTACAATTCAATTAGGAAAAATTGATAACAATGGTGTTGTAACAGAAGCAACAACAAACGATATTCTTACAAATCCAATTAGTTTTTTTTATTTTCAAAGTACTAGTAATGGAACATTTTCTAATGTAAAAGGTGGAGGACAGGGTTGTTCAGCCGGTCCTGTAAACCTAGGAGCAGTTTAATATGGCATATACTTTAGCAGATTTAAGAACAGATATTAGAGGATATACAGAAGTAGGAATTAATGTTTTTACTGATGCTGTTTTAAAAAATATTATTATTAATGCAGAGAACAAAATCTATAGAGAAGTAGACACAGATTCAGATAGATTCTATGCAACATCTTCATTAATTATAGGTAATAAGTTTGTAACAATACCTCTAGATTTAAGATTTATAAGATCAGTTCAATTACAAGATTCTGATGGAAACCAATTGTATTTAGAACAAAGAGATACTTCTTTTATGTTTGAATATTATTCAACTCCAGGAACTAGTTCTGTTGATATTCCTAGATATTTTGCTAACTGGGATGAAGAATTTTGGGTAGTAGCACCTACTCCTGATAGGGCCTATCCTATTACACTAGGATATAATAAAGAACCAGGAAGTCTTACAAGTACTACTTTACCTACTACAGCTAATCCATTTAGTACTGTAGGAACTTATTTATCTAATAAATATCAAGATGTTCTTTTATATGCATGTCTAGTAAATGCATATGGGTACTTGAAAGGTCCCACAGATATGTTACAATACTATACACAAGCTTATGAAAAAGCTCTTATGTCTTATGCTATTGAACAACAAGGTAGAAGACGTAGGGATGAATATACCGATGGAGTTATTCGTACCGTACTAGAGTCAAAAAATCCATCAAGTAATAAATAATTAGGAGAAAATAACTATGGCAAATATAATACCCTTCTCATTTAGAGGAGCACTTTTTTCAGGAAATCACGATTTTGCAAATGGAGGAAATGTTTTTAAACTTTCTTTATATGTAACTAATCCATATAATACAGGAAGTACTGTTTATTTAGCAGGTACAGGTAATGGTGAAGTAGCTACAACAGGTGGAACTAATTACTCTGTAAAAACATTAGCAAATCAAGCAGTAGTAAGTACAACAGCAGTGGCATCTATAGATTTTGGAGATCCAACATATGCTAACGCAACTTTCACAGCAAGTTTTGCAGCGATTTATAATACATCAACTGTTGATGGTCT